TGAACTGTTGGGACATCGAGAAGATCGCGTATACCACACCCAAGTTGAAGATGATGGGTATCGAGGCGATCAAGTCGTCTACCCCGCAACTGGTGCGAGACAAGTTCAAGGAGATCTTCCGTGTGATCATCGAGGGGTCGGAGTCAGACACGCAGAGATTCATCGCAGACTTCCGTCGTGAGTTCACAACGCACAACCCCGAAGACATCGCGTTTCCCCGTGGTATCACCGATCTAAATAAGTGGTCGGATCGAGATACCATCTATAAGAAGAGTACCCCGATCCATGTACGTGGTGCGTTACTGTACAACCACCACATCAAAAAGAATGATCTGGAAGACAAGTTTGAGTTGATTCAGGACGGCGAGAAGGTTAAGTTTATCTACCTGAAAGTCCCCAACCCAATCCGCGAAAACATCGTCTCGTTCCCCGTGGGTCTACCCAAGGAACTGGGGTTGCATTCCAAGATCGATTATGGTAAAATGTTTGACAAGACATTCCTAGATCCACTGACTCCTATCCTAGACGCAGTCGGGTGGTCTGCCGAGGAACGTGTCAACCTTGAGGACTTTATTGTATGAACTTTGACCACTTGATTTGGCCAACCGATGGGTGGGGATATATGCCCCCGCAAGAAGATGTGTTCGCCCCGTTTCATTATATCCGTGACAACTACAATCCTAAAAACGTTTTGGAAATAGGTTTCTGTTGGGGTCACTCGACTACGTATCAACTGGAGATCTACAAAGATGCCAGTATGGTGTGCGTGGGTCCAATCGCGGAGGACAATCTATCGAAAGAGGTGCCGGACTCAAAACAACGGCAGACTCAGATTGACAAAATGTATCAGGTCTATGGTGATCGATTCAAACACCTCGCGGGTAGGACACACGTCGTACAGTACGATTTGTTGGAGTCATATGTTGACTACTTTGATGTGTGTCTGATCGATGGATATCACAAGTCGTGGGCGGTCGAGGTTGATTCGATCCTATGTCAAGACTTAAATATACCAATTATTTTGGTTGACAACTGGGACCAAGATGAGGTACAATCAACAGTAAAGAAATTTACTGACTACGAGACAATTGAAGTCTTTACCTACAACCAGACTTGGAAGGGTACGGACTATCAAAATGAAATGGCGATATGTCGTTTGACTTAACATTATTCAGAAATCGTTATGACAACAAAACACACAAGACCATGTCTTTCGAGACGTGGGATGAGTTTGTGGCGTTGTTGTATATGCTATCAGAGAAAGAGGACACAAAGGCAACAGCACCTTTGATCAGTCCTGCCCTATATGAAGAGGGTACAACACGAGGGAATGCAAATGTCACTAAGTGGAGTAGATGGTGCGCTGTCGATGTGGATGAGTTCGATTGTGATGCAGATAGTCTCATGGAAGTTCTCGTTGAGCGTTTTGGTCATTGGGATTTTGTGTGTTACTCTACTGCGAGTTCACGAGTTGAGCAACCGAAGTTTAGACTTGTCTTCCGACTTGTGGGGGAAGTACACAAAGATTCTATCCGAAAATTCTGGTGGGCGCTCAACAGCGAACTTGGATCTATCGGAGATAAACAAACTAAAGACCTTAGCCGTATGTATTATATCCCTGCGAAATACGACGGGGCACATAATTTTATATTCCACAATTCAGGTCGCCCTGTCGATATTGATTATCTGGTGGTAAAACACCCATACAAAGAAAAGGAAGGTAAAAACTTCCTAGATAGGTTACCTGCGGATTTACAGAAAGAGGTCGTTAAACATCGCAAGGCACAAATGGAAAACACAAACTACAGTTGGTCGGGTTATCAAGACTGTCCGTTCTTTCCACGCCGTCTCGCCATGGAGTATCAAACCATTTCAGAAACAGGATGGTATCACAAGATGTATCAAATCATGGTTGCAACTGCCGGTAGTGCAATCAAGAAAGGTTACCCGATTACCGCAAGAGAGATTGCCGAGTTGTGCAGACAGCTTGACATGGACACCGGAAACTGGTATACTAATCGTCCACTTGAAGTAGAAGCGGATCGTGCAGTAGAATATGCATATCGTAATAATTAGGAGATATTATGTCTGATGAAGTAGTCGACGCAGAAGTCGTCGAAGAAACAAGTGCCCCGCCCAAAGACTTGCATGTCGCAGTCATCGGTCCCGACTCAGCACTTAGCACCGCGACAGCTCGTGCATTCGCGGTACCCCGTGGAGTACAGGTCGAAACCTTTACTTCTGAACCCGAAGATATCGATGCGTGTGTAGAGTTTGCACCTAACATTGTGTTCTGGTGTGAAGACATTCCTGTCAAAAAGAATGACTCTCAGAATGACACTGATCTACTGGCAGGTATTCAGAAACTTATACGACAGACTGGAGCAGGTATTTGTATCCGAACATCGATCACGATCGAAACGTTTGAACGAGTGATCATGTCACTGACAAAGGATGTCTTTGACAACAAGATCATTTACATGCCCGACATGTCTGACTCACTCAATATTGTTGACATACTATCGAGTGATGTACAGGTTGTTGGGGGTTCTGAAGATGCACTGAGATCACACTTGGGTGTCATGCAGAATCTTTCGTGGTTCAGTACACGTAAGTTGATTACATGTACAATCCCTGAAGCGATCTTCACTAAACTCGCAGTGAGTGGATATCGTATGGTCAATCAGAAGTTTTTCAATGAACTACATGATGCGGTCATGGATATCAAGAACGCAAACCCGATGGCAGTGAACAAACACGTTCAACGTGTCTTGGATGTAGATATCGTACCTTCATTCACGTCGTGTTACGATGAAATCGACGCACGTATCTTTGCGGGTGCAACTGATAAACTAACTTTAATTGAATCCTGTTTGGGAGATTAATATGTCGCTAATGGCGAAACTCAAGAAAAATTCTAAACTTGCAAGTACTGAAGTACTGGACAAGTCTAAGTTTTTCGTAGAGAAAGAAGTAACAAGTATTGACGTTCCGATGATGAACGTCGCACTTTCCGGTAGACTAGATGGTGGTTTGGGATCTGGTCTAACCGTTCTTGCGGGTCCATCTAAACACTTCAAGACCTCATTTGCCTTGAAGATGGCATCCGCTTTTTTAGATTCTGATCCAGAGGCAGTCATGTTGTTCTATGACTCAGAGTTTGGATCACCACAGTCATACTTTGAGAACTTCGGCATCGACACATCACGTGTACTACACACTCCGATTGCGAACGTCGAAGAACTGAAGTTTGACCTCATCAACCAACTCGAAGAGATTTCTGAAGAGGACAAGGTCATCATTGTCATTGACTCTATTGGTAACCTTGCATCTAAGAAAGAACTCGAAGACGCAATCGACGAAAAGTCTGTTGCAGATATGTCTCGTGCCAAAGCACTCAAGGGTGTGTTCCGAATGTCGACTCCTTACTTGACAACAAAGAACGTTCCCATGCTGGCGATCAACCACACCTACAAAGAGATCGGATTGTTTCCGAAGAACATTGTTGGTGGTGGTACGGGTATCTACTACTCTGCGGACAACATCTGGATCATCGGTCGTCGACAGAACAAAACTGGTACGGAGGTGACCGGATATGATTTCATTATCGACGTTGAGAAATCACGCTTTGTTAAAGAGAAGTCGAAGATACCTATCACAGTTTCTTGGGATGGTGGTATTGAGCGTTACAGCGGTTTGTTGGATGTTGCTCTTGCTGGTGGGTATGTCACTAAGCCTTCTAATGGCTGGTATCAACTGGTTGACACAAACACTGGAGAAGCGATTGGAACTAAAGTGAGACACAAAGATACACTCACAGAAGAGTTCTGGTCACCACTCCTCGCGAGTGAACCTTTCCAACAGTTCGTTACGAAGATGTATTCTATCGCAGCGAACTCTGCTCTTACCCTTGACGTGGAGGCGGTGGAATAGTGTTCCAACGAGCAAGCGAAGATATTGATTATGAACTGACCCCTAATGGGTTTGACGAAAACGAACAAGCGTGGGATGTTCGCATCCTACGTGGTCCCTTTGCAGAGACCGTGATACGTTTTGGAAATATTGCATTAAATGAAGAAAAGGGTTGCCTTAACTTCAATTTTGTGATATCATCTACACCAGATGAAACACTTACTACAGAGAGCGAGGAACTCCAACAGTTCGCTGGGGACATCCTTGAATCTGTCCTTGAAAATGCAATCGCTGACGGTAGTCTTATAGAGAATGAAAGAACATCTAATACTGAATAATCTCCTAACGAACGATTCTTACATGCGTAAGGTCGTTCCCTTTCTCAACAAAAAATACTTCGAGGGTGTACCCAAACTGATCTTTTCAGAGATCGTTGCATACGTTTCGAAGTACAACAAACTTCCTTCACAGGACGCGCTTCGACTCCAGATTGAAGAGTCGGACAACATCAACGAATCGAGTTACAACGAGACCGTTGAACTTCTCCCATCTCTTTTTGAAAAGAAAACAGAAGATCAACAGTGGTTGTTGGACACGACTGAAAAGTGGTGTCAAGACCGTGCCGTATTCCTTGCGATCATGGAATCCATATCCATCATTGATGGTAAGCACCAACACTTGACCAAGAACTCTCTCCCCGACATCTTGCAGAAAGCACTGTCGGTTTCTTTTGACACTAACATTGGACACGATTACATCGCGAACGTGGATGAACGATATGAATACTATCATCGGACTGAGCATCGCCTTCCTTTTGATCTTGAATATTTTAATAACATTACTAAAGGGGGTCTTCCAAATAAGACTCTCAACATTGCTCTTGCTGGGACTGGTGTGGGTAAGTCTCTCTTCATGTGCCATGTGGCCGGATCAGCTTTATCACAAGGTAAGAATGTTCTTTATATAACAATGGAGATGTCTGAGGAACGGATCGCCGAACGTATTGATGCGAACCTTCTGAACATTCCTATCGACCAGATCCAGAATCTTTCTCAAAACATGTTCCGTGATCGGGTTCAGGACATCGCGAAACGAACTAACGGTCAGTTGATCATCAAGGAGTATCCTACCGGACAGGCACACGCGAATCATTTCCGTGCATTACTTGAAGAATTGAGCTTGAAAAAGAAGTTTATTCCTGATATAATATTCATTGATTACCTAAATATATGTGCGTCTTCGCGAATGAAAGGTATGGGTGGATCGATCAACTCGTACACGTACATCAAAGCGATCGCGGAAGAACTACGGGGTCTTGCAGTAGAGTTTGATGTTCCTATCGTCTCTGCGACACAGACTACACGATCTGGTTTTGCAAACTCAGATCCCGGCTTGGAGGATACCTCAGAGTCGTTTGGTTTGCCCGCAACTGCGGACTTGATGTTCGCTCTGGTTACCAACGATGAGTTGGAACAACTAGGTCAGATCATGGTGAAACAGTTGAAGAACAGATACAACGATCCCAATCGCGACAAACGATTTGTGATCGGTGTTGACAGGTCCAAGATGCGACTGTATGATGTTGACAACAGTGAACAGACGTTGACGCAAGAAGAGGACATCCCCGTGTTCGACAGAACAGATGCGGGTGAGAAACTCAAACGGATTAACTTCTCATAAGGAGAAAAATATGGACCCAATACTACACACGATCATCGCAACAGGATTGATGTACATATCCTACTTAACGGGTCGACACTTTGGTAGATCCGAAGGTCACAAAGATATTATCGAAACCATTCTGGAAGTCTTTAATGCGACTGGAATGGAGATCAATGAAGATGGCGATTTCTTTGTCACAACAGAAAAGGAAACCCGCAAGGTAAATTAGTGAAACAACCCCACAACCTCTACGTTGAAGACAACTTTTTATCACCAGAGGAATGTGCAACCATTATTGGACTGTACAAGAAAGCCTCAGAGGTCATAACTAAACCACACTGTAGTTACGTGCCTATCGGTGATCCTGATGCAGAA